ATATAAACAAGCTATCGAAGGATTCTCATTAGAACAAATGGGAAGAAGACGAACTGATGAGTATCTTCAAGGAGAGCCTCGCATAAGTCGAAAACAACAATAATTAAGGAGATAAAACATGGCTATAACACAAGCGTTACCTAATAGTTTTAAACAACAACTATTAAAAGCAAGCCAAAATTTTCAAACAGCACCAACTGGTAATGTTTTCAAATTGGCTTTGTATGTATCAACTGCTACTTTAGGCGCAGCTACAACTTCATTCACTACAAGTGGACAAGTTGGAAATACTGGAACTTATGTATCTGGTGGAAAAAAATTAGTAAATTCTGGAACTTCAGTTGTATCAACTGTTGCTTTCACTAACTTTTCTGATTTGTCATTTACTGGAGTTACATTAACAGCTAGAGGTGCTTTAATTTATAATACTTCATCAGCTAACTCTGCAGTTGCAGTGTTAAACTTTGGAGCAGATAAAACAGCTACTTCAGGAACTTTTACAATTCAGTTCCCGGCATTTACAAGCTCAGCAGCGATTATCAGAATCTCTTAATAGGAGAAAAAAAATATGGCCAATGGCTGGGGTATCCTTTCATGGGGCCAAGGTAATTGGAATTCACAAGGGGATTCTTCTGTACAGTTAACTGGTCAACAGTTAACAAGTACTCTTGGAAATATTAGTTATGGATGGGGTATCCTTTCATGGGGCCAAGGTAATTGGGGTCTACAAAATTATTTAACTGTATCAGTAACTGGTCAACAGTTAACAGGTACTGTTGGGACACTTGATGCTTATAACTTATCTGGTTGGGGAAGATTAACATGGGGTTCTCTAACTTGGGGCCAAGGAATAACTGATGTTAAATTCACTGTAACTGGATTACTTGCAACTACTGCTTTAAGTTCTGTCAATATTGGAATTGGTCCAAATGTACCAGTAACTGGTCAACTATTAACATTAACTGAAGGTTCTATAGCTTCTGTAAAAGGAAATGCTACAGCTAGAGTAATTGGCGATGAAAGTTTAAGATTAGTATCTCAATTAAACGATGTTACAACAAAAGGAACAGCAACCGTTCCTTTAACTGGTAGACAACTAACATTAACTGAAAATTCAGTAGTTACCAAAGCAAATGCAAATACTTCTTTAACAGGTCAACAATTAAATACATTTGAAGGAAGTGTATCTATAAAAGCTTCTACTTCTGATGTTTATGCAACAGGTCAAACACTTAATACTCAATTAGGAGAACTTGATGTAGGTCCAGATGCTGGTGTTAGTGGTGAACAAGTTCCTGTATATTTAGGAAATCCTACTATTTTAGGAGATGCTAATGTACCTGTAGCAGATGATTTATTAACTTTATCATTAGACTCTGTATCAATAGACTTAAATACTCCAGCTGATTTAACAGGACAAGAATTAACTACATCTTTAAATTCAGTTACTGCTTCTATACCTGCAACAGTTCTTGTAACTGGAGAACAATTACTAGAATTAGAATTACTTCCTTATTTATATACAACACTACATGACTCAATGACAACGTACGATACTAGTGCGTTTGTTAATAATTTAAACGTTTATAATGATATACCTAGTTCAGGTATTGTTAGATTCCAAGATGAATATGCTTTTTATATGTCTAAATCTATTTATGAATTTGATTATGACACATTTATATTAGAGGGTTTAGTAAGAGGGGTTAATGGTACTATTGCTGCAGATCATCCTAAAGAATCTCAAGTTAAAATACACACAGCTGCAGTAGTAACAGCGGATGCAAATATTTCTATATCGGGTCAACAATTAACTTTAACTGAAGGTGTGGTTGATTCAAGTCCAGATGCTGAAGTATTCGGACAACAATTAACAGGAACTGTTGGTTCTTTAAATATAAGATTAGATACAAATGTTCCTGTGACAGGCAGACAGTTAACATTAACTGAAGGAGTAGCAGATGCAAGTCCTGATGCTAATTTAACAGGTTTACAATTAACAAGTGTTATAGGTAATGCTACTGTTAAAATAGATGTTAATGTTCCTGTACAACAAGACCCACCAATATATATATCTAGAATTGGTAATGTAACTGTAGAATTAAATACCCCTGTTGATATTACTGGTGAATTATTAACATTATCTTTAAATGATGTTATTACACGACAATCAGCTAATGTTTATGTAACAGGAATTAACTTGACAACAACTACTGGTCAGTTATATGTTACGGCTTGGGAAACAATAAATACCGGTCAAACTGTTAATTGGACACCAGTTGACACAGCCGCATAAATATTTTAAAACACTTATAGGAAAAATATGGCAACAACTTATTCAACAGACCTGAAACTAGCGATAATGGCTACTGGCGAAAATGCTGGTACATGGGGACAAATCACAAATACAAATTTAAATTTATTACAACAGTCTATTACTGGATATCAATCAGTTTCAATTGCAGGGGGAGCTCAAACAACAGCTCTTACAATGTCAAATGGTGCAATTTCAAATGCACGTAATGCTGTTATAAAATTAACAGGAACTATTACTGGAAACCAAGTTGTGACTATTCCAGATGGAATTAGTAAAATTTATACAGTAGTTAATGGTACAACCGGAGCTTTTACAGTTCAATTTAAAACAGTATCTGGAACTGGTGTTACTTGGGCAACTACAGATAAAACTACAAAGATTATATATTCAGATGGAACAAATGTTATTAATACAGGTTTATTAGCAGCAATTGTTTATGATACTTCTCCAAAATTAGGTGGAGATTTAGATGTTAATGGAAATTCAATCATAACTGCTTCAGGATCTAATGCTAACGTAAACATAACTCCAGATGGAACAGGAGATGTTTATTTAAATGCTGATACAGTAAGAGTTGGAGATTCAGCAGCTGCGGCAACATTAACTACTAATGGTGCTGGTGATTTAACTGTTAATACTAATTCTGGATCTAATGCTGGATCAATTGTTTTAACAAATGGTGCTAATGGAAATATTACACTTACTCCAAATGGAATTGGTAAAGTTGCTCTTGTTGGTGGTGGAAAAATTAAAAGTTTAGCTGAAACTACTACAGTATCGGCTTCAGCTGCTGGAGGAACAATTAATTTTGATACAATTACACAAGCAGTTCTTTATTACACTGTTGCAGCAAACGCAGCATTTAAAGTAAATTTAAGAGGAAGTTCTACTGTTTCTTTAAATTCTTACATGGCAACAGGTGAATCTATTACAGTTGCATTTTTAGCAACTCAAGGTGGAACAGCATATTATACAACAAACGTACAAATAGATGGAACAAATATTACACCTTTATGGCAAGGCGGATCAACTCCTACTCAAGGAAATGCTTCTGCTACAGATGTTTACACTTATACAGCTATTAAAACAGCAACATCAACTTTTACAGTATTAGCAAGTCAAACTCAGTTTAAATAAGGAGTAGAAAGAATGCCTATTAAAAGTACAACAGGAGGAGCTTCTGCAAGAGGATTTGGATTATTTGGTGGAGCAGGTGCTTTTCCAGTTATCTTAACTATTTCATCAACTACACAAGATTATGATCTTTATAATGCAGCCATAACTGCTGGATGGGATGGAGTTAAAGCTGCAAACGTATCATTAACTATAAATCCAGGTGTAAGCGTTCACTCAGGATCTCCTAGTACTAGTGCTCTTTTAGTTCCTTCATCTTTTCCTGCACAAAGTAAAGTAACTATAACTAATAATGGTATAATTGTTGGTAGAGGTGGCGATGGAGGATCTGCACAAGGAGCCCATGGACCAGGAGCAAATAATCCTGGTTTCCCAGGAACACCAGGTGGACCTGCATTATTAGCATCTAGGCCTATTACTTTAGTAAACACTGGTACAGTAGCTGGTGGCGGAGGAGGAGGTGGCGGAGGAGCTGGACAAGCATCTAGAGGCCGAGCTTACGGTGGCGGAGGAGGAGGAGGAGTTACTTATGGAAATGCAGGTGGAGGTGGACCTAGAGAAGGTAGACCAGGAACACCTGGAACTGCAACAACTGGAGGAGACCCAGGACCTGGATCTTTCCCAGGTGGATATGGTGGAGGTTATGGTCAACCAGGCGGAGATGGTGCAAATGCTTTTGATGGTAGTGGTGGAATCGGTGGAGGTTCAGGAAATTCAATTAATGGATATTCTTATGTAACATTAACTAATACTGGGCAGGTTTTAGGACCTACTACTGGATAAAAATAAATGAATATAGAAGAAAGAATAAAAGAAGAATTTGAAAATAAAAAATATTTATATTTAAAAGATATTTTATCAAAAGATTTATGTTATTTTTTTACATCAGTTCTTTTATTAGAAAGTAGAGAAAATAATATTAAATCTGATTCTCAAGTTTCAAATGCAGGAGCTATTATGCATAGAGAAGTAATGTTTCATACTTTATTAGAATTAGTATGGCCAAAATTAGAAGAAACACTTGGAGAAAAATTATTTCCTACGTATGCGTATGCGAGATTGTATAAAAATGGAAATATATTAAATGAACATGTGGATAGACCTGCTTGTGAAGTAAGTCTTACTATACAATTAGGAAGATCACATCACTATGCTTGGCCTATATTTATGGGAAAAAATAGAATTGATTTAGCAGAAGGAGATGCCGTACTTTATAAAGGATGTGAAATACCTCATTCAAGACAAGAATGTAAAGGACCTGATAATTACTATACTGGTAATGTGTTTTTACATTATGTTAAAGCAAATGGTATATATAAAGATCATTTATTAGATATGAAAGAAAACCCTGAGTCTAAAAAATTTCGTATTATAAAAAATTATTCTGAGTTAATGCAAGTAAAATGATTTTTCAAATTAAACCTAGGAAAAAATTTGGAACGAATTCCTATGCTTATTGGGAAGATTTTTTAACTGAAGAAGAAATAAATAAAATACTTAATTTACCTGAATGGAATAATTTAAGAGAAGGAACAATAGGACTTAATAATAGTATAAATAAAGAAAAAAGAGTAACCAAATTAAATTGGTTATTATTAAATAATAATACATTATGGATATATGAAAAAATGGCTAATGTTATAGCTGAAGTAAATAATAGATTTTTTAATTTTGATATAACTGGATTATATGAATCTATACAACTTGGCTTATATTCTAGTGAAGAGAAAGGTCATTATGATTGGCATGTAGATGGTGGTTATACTGATTATATCAATGTTCCTAGAAAATTATCAATGGCTTTATTATTAAATGATTGTTCAGAATTTGAAGGGGGTGAATTTCATTTAAGAATAGAATCAGACGCTATAGAAAATTTAGAATTAAAAAAAGGAAGAGCTTGGTTTTTCCCTTCTTGGGCTTTACATAGAGTTACCCCTGTTACTAAAGGTGTTAGAAAATCACTAGTAATATGGGCAGGTGGACCTGCTTTTAAATAAGCATTTCTTTTGAAATATAGTATATTTATGATAAGGTGTAACATATGCCTTTAAAAAAAATACCAATTAAACCAGGATTTAATAAACAAGAAACTGCTACTGCTGCTGAAGGGCAGTGGATAGATGGTGATAATGTTCGTTTTCGTTACGGATATCCTGAAAAAATAGGTGGATGGCAAGAATTATTAGAATCTAAATTAGCTGGAGTAGCAAGAGAACAATTTACTTGGACTGATTTAAATGGATATGATTATGCAGCAATAGGTACTAACAAAGTATTGGTTATTTACTACAGTGGTTCTTATTATGATATAACACCACTTGGAACACCAATACCAGATTGTACTTTAGAATCTACTACAGGATCTAGAATCGTAACTCTTACAAGTATTAATCATGGTTTATCTGTTGGAGATTATATTGTATTTACTTCTCCTTCTTTAGAAGGTGGTGGAGTCACAACTTTTACAGATACAGATTTTACAGATTACCCATTTGAAATATTAACTAAAACTAATAATACTTTTACAGTTCAAATGCCAGTAGTGGAAAATGGAACTGGTATGTCTGGTTCAGGATCCACGATTACAACAACACCTTATGAATTTATAGGTCCAATAGACCAGACACTTGGTTATGGTTGGGGAACAGCAACTTGGGGCCAAGTTGCATGGGGAGAACCATCTAGTTCTGCTAAAGTTGTATTAGCTCCGGCAAGTTGGTCATTACATAATTTTGGTCAAATATTAGTTGCAACTATTAAAAATGGGAAAACATACACTTGGGATCCTGCCCAAGGTGGTGCTTTAGCTACTAGAGCTACTATTATGGCAAATGCTCCAACTGCTTCTGTTATGACTATAACTTCAGATAGAGATAGACATTTGTTTCATATAGGAACTGAAACAACAATAGGTGACCCAGCAACACAAGATCCTATGTTTATAAGATTTTCAGATGCAGAAAATTACAATATTTATGAACCAACAGCTACAAATACTGCAGGTACTTTTAGATTAGACACAGGTAATTTTATTGTAGGAGCTATTCAAGGTAAAGATTATATTTTAGTTTTAACTGATCAAGCGGCATATGTTATTCAATTTGTAGGTCCACCTTTTGTATTTTCTGTAAGACAGGTGGGTACAAACTGTGGAGCAATTGGTCAACATTCAATGATATATGTACAAGGTACAATATTCTGGATGGGATATAGTGGTGGATTTTTTACTTACGATGGTACAGTAAGACAACTTCCAAGTTTAGTTTCTGATTTCGTATTTACAACAAATGATGGTAATTTAGGAATTAATTATAATTATTCAGATTTAGTTTATTGTCAGCATAACAGTTTATTTAATGAAGTAATGTGGTTTTATCCAAAAGCAAGTTCAACAAAAATAGATAGATGTGTAATGTATAATTTTTTAGAACAAGTTTGGTATACAATGTCTTTAGCTAGAACAACATACCAAGATTCTTCTGCATTTACTAAACCATATGCTACTAAATGGGATTCAACTTTACTTCCTACTTTTCCTGTAATCAATGGAATGACAAATATATTTGGTGCTACTATTTACTATGAACATGAAGTTGGAACTAATGAAGTTAATTATAATTCTAGTGTTATAGCTCCAATACCAGCTTATATTGAAACAGGAGAATTTGATATTGGTCCAGATAGTGGTTTATCAGGAGATGGTGAATATTTAATTAAATTAAGAAGGTTTATTCCAGATTTTAAATACATAACAGGTAATGCAAAAGTAACATTAGTTATGAGAGATTATCCTGCTGATTCAGGTATAACAATAGGTCCATTTACAGTTGATGAAAATACAACTAAAATAGATACAAGAGCTAGAAATAGATTAATGCAGGTTAAAATTGAAAATGAAGCAGTAGATGAAAATTGGAGATACGGTTTATTTAGATTAGACGTGCAACCAGATGGAAGAAGATAATGGCAAAGATTACAGCTAACATACCAGAACCAAGTCAAGAATATTCACCTGATAATCAAAGACAAGTATTACAGTCTTTAGAGACAGTCAAAAACCAATTAAATTTTTCTTTTCAAAATGATTTAAAACAAGAAATTGAAAGAACTATTTGGTTTAGTACAAGGTATAATTAATGGCAAATATTTATAAAAATGCATTTTATAGTCCTAATACAACATCAGCAGTTGTATTGTATACTTGTCCATCTAATGCTAATGCCATCATTCAAAATATTCAAATAGCAAACACCTCAACAGCAAAAGTTGTTACAGCCTATGTATATGACTCTATAACAACAACAAATTACATAATAGCTTGTGCTGATGTTTCAACTATTACTACTGTTAATCTTGCAAAAGGTCCCATTATATTAAAAGAATTAGATACCATATCTCTTGCATCTACTAATACTTCTGGTATAAGTGCAACATTAGCAATTTTAGAAATAAATAGAGACGATCAAAATGGACAACAAAGTTTTTAATATAGAAACTGAAACAGTTGTGACTATAAAAAATAAAAAGACAGGTCACATTTATAAAAATGAAGAAGAAGTCAAAGCAGACTTAAATGCTAAACCAGAAGATATACAGAGAGATACTGCTGTAAGAGTTACTAATAAAGGTTTAGAAATGTTTAAGAAATTTATGAATCAAAAATGAATCCACGAGGCGGTACTGAATTACAGTACGAATTTTTAGAAAGACATGTAGATAGAAAGTTACTAGATCAAGTTCAAATATGTACTTCTGTTCCAAATAAAATTCCATTACATCCAAATAAAGTCAATATTCTTTGGCAAAAAAATTCTTATGACCAACCTAATATTTACCCTTGGTTTAAAAATAAAGATAACCATAAACAATATGATTGGTATGTATTTAATTCAAATTGGAATTTAGAAAATTTTAGAAAACAGTTTGATTTACCTTGTGAAAAATGTGTTGTTATTAAAAATGGAATTGTTCCTATAACTCCTAATAAACCGTATAAAAAAGGTGATCCTATTAAACTTATATTTCATCCGACACCATGGAGAGGTTTAAATGTAATACTTGCTGCTATGCAATTAATTAAAAATCCACTTATTACTTTAGATGTATATAGTTCAACTGAAGTTTATGGAGATGGATTTAAACAAGCTAATGATTCTGCATATGTGGGTCTTTATGAACAAGCAAAAGTTTTACCTAATGTAAATTATATTGGTTATAAACCTAATGAATATATTTTAGAAAATTTACAAAACTATCATATCTTTTCTTATCCTAGTATTTGGGAAGAAACATTTTGTATATCAGCATTAGAAGCAATGGCTGCTCGTTTATATCTTATCACAACTAATTACGGGGCATTATATGAAACTTGTGCAGAATTTCCTGTTTATATACCATATGAAAAATCATTTAAATCTCTTGCTGAAAAATTTGCATTTGCAATTGAAAAAACAGCAGAATTTTTACATGAAGAACAAGTACAACAACATTTAGATTTTCAAAAAGAATATGCCAATAGATATTATAATTGGAATAAACAAGGAAATATGTGGACTAGATTCTTAGAAGGAGCAATAAATGCAAAAAAATTATAATAGAATTAATGTTATAGATGATTTTTTTAGTATGGATGATTTTTTTAAAATAAAAGCTTATCAAGAATGTTCTCCGTATCAAGCACGTTACCAACCTTTTCAAGCAAATTACTCCAATAGATTTAAGGGATATCCAGTGTGGGAATTTTCTATAGAAAAAAATCATCCTGTTTATGATATGCTTTCAAAAACTATTGAATTAAAATTTTCAAATGAATTTGAAATAAAAATATCTTTATTAAGAAAAATTTATACAGATGAATTATTAAAATCTCCTTATAAAGGTAGACAGCATGGCATGATTCATAAAGATAATAATGATATAGCTATGGCTGGGGTTATATATTTAAACGGAGAGAGTATTAATGGTGGAACTTATTTATTTTCTAATGAGTTACAAGTAGAACCAGAAATAATTGTTGGATCTAAAATAAATAGATGTGTTATATATGATTCAAATATACTTCATTCTGCTGGTATAGAATGGGAAGATAAAGTAAGAAATATAATAGCATTTTTTTTAAAAAGAAAGGAACAATAAATGCAAGATTCAAGTAAACCAATTTGGTTTGGAGAAAAAAATGTTGAGGTTAAAAACCCATTTGATAATTATAAAATATTTGTAGCAACTCCTGTGCATAGCGAAGTATCTATGCATTACACACAAGCATTATTAAAATTTCAACAAGAATGTACATTAAGGGGAATAGTTACAAGTTTCTGTATACTTAAATCTTCTTTAGTAACGCAAGGTAGAAATTTATGTGTTCGTAATTTTTTAAAAGAAAAAGACCATACTCATTTATTGTTTATAGATTCAGATATTGATTTCCAATTTGATACAATAATGAAAATGTTAAAAGCAGACAAAGATGTAATAGCTAATGTTTATCCTATGAAAACAATTAATTGGGATAAAATATGGCAAAGAATTAATAAAGGAGAAATAAAAAATGTAAAAGATCTTCAACTTAGTGGTTATATGTATCCAATAAAAGTAGCTGATGAAAATTATATAGAAGTTACAGATGGTATTATGGAAGTAACCCATGCTCCAACCGGATGTATGTTAATTAAAAGAGAAACTATTGAAAAAATGGTTGAAAAATATCCAGATTTAAAAATAGAACAACCTACTATATTAAATGGTAATTCTGAAATGTTAGAAGACACTATGTATAATTTTTTTGATACTTTGTTTGATAAAGAAAATAAAAAATACTATGGAGAAGACTTTGGTTTTTGTCAAAAATGGAGAAATATTGGTGGTAAATGTTTCATATATATTAATGATTATATATCACATGTTGGAGAATACACTTATACAGGTCGTTTTTGGGACGACTTAGAAGCTAATTCAAGAAAGATTGACGATTCCAATAAAATCAAGTAAACTATATCCTTTCAGGAATTAACCCTGCCGTAAGATGCATGATGATTTTAAAACTATAATATCTTTATATAGGCGTTTTGATAGATACAAACGTTTTTCAGATATAAGTTTATTACGTCACATACTTCCATCTTATCAACTAAAACAATATAAATTGCACAAACAAGGAGACGAAGTGATTGCTTTTACTAACTGGGCTTTTTTAAGTGAAGACGCTGAAAAACGCTTTCTTTCAACAACATTCTTAAAACCTCAAGACTGGAATAGTGGTAATAATATATGGCATATGGACACTGTTTGTGTTAAAAACGTAAAAAAAGTAATGTTCGATACTAGAGAATATTTCAGAAAAATTATGAAGGTAGGTGATTCTTTTAATTGGGTACGTATATCTGATGACGGAAAAATTTATAGAAGATCAGCAAAATTTAGAAGGGAATGGCATAAAAAATAATGGGTACAGGGATAGAAGAAGTAGCACTCGGTCTTGGTGAAGCTGGCGCAGCAGCAGAAGGTTTAGGCGCTGCTGAAGCATTAGGAGCAGCTGGAGCAGCAGAAGGTGCTGGAGCAGCAGCTACTTTAGGTGGAGCAGGAGTAGATTATGGTGTTGGAAGTTTAGCTGGTGGAGCAGGATTTGGACTTGCAAATGCTTTACCCGCACTTGGATCATTTGAATCCCTTACAGGTACAGGTTTAGGATTAGGTGGAATAGATTATGCAACCGCAATAGGTGGAGCAGATACTGCTCTCGGTGGTGCCGCAGCAAATTTAGGTGCTCCTGGATATAGTTCAACTTTACCAGGATCTTTAAGTCCAACAGGACTATATGCTACACCTACAGGTGCTTCATTAAATCCATTTGCTGGTATTCAAGGTCTTCAAGGGGTTGGAGTAAATTCTCTTGTTGCTACTCCAACACAAATTGCAGCCGGCCTTGATAATCCATTTTCTCCTATTAATGTTGGTTATGAAACCCCTAATGGTTTTGAAATTAAACAAGCAGGTTTTGAAACTCCGGTTAATGAAGGTGTACCTACGTATGATGATACAGGTAGATTTCTTGGAAACCAACAATCTGCAGTTAATACTTCTTTAATTAATCCTACTTCACCCTTAACAGGAGTAACAAATCCTAGTGGAATAGGTTATGGTTCTCCATTGTCTCTATCAAGCCTTCCTGAATTTCCTACATATCAATCACTTGGTGATTTATCACAAGCAGGAGGAATAAATTCAATTAATTATGCTGATCAATTAGTTGGTCCAAGTTTCATAGATAAATTAGGTTCCTTTGATTTAGGAAATGCTGCAATGAAAGCAGGAAAAGCACTACTTACAGATAAAAATGGAAATCCAAATATTCCAGCTATACTTTCAGCTTTATCTTTATATCCAACTTATGCTGCAGCAAAAGCAAAAGCAGGTGAACTAGGTGTTCCTTTTAGTGAATCAGATTATCAAGCAAATAAAGTTTCTCCTTATAAAACAAAATTTGCTACCATGGCTCCTAAATCTGCATTTGGAATAAAAGCAGCTAATGGTGGAAGAATTGGATATAGAGAAGGTATCGGACCAGCAGGTAAAATGAGTGATAATAGAATTTCTCAATTAATACAGTTAGTAAGAGACGCAGATGCAAAAGGAGATAAGGATGCTGCAAATGAAGCTTTATTAGATTTATATAGAGAAACTAAAAAAGCTAAAGGTGGAAGAATTGGTTATGAAGGTGGTAAATTAGTTGTACCAAAAGAAGGTCCAGCAAATAAAGCTACTAGAGAACAAATGGAAAGAGCTGCTAAACAAGCACAAGAAGAATATGCAAAAATAAAAGCTCAAGAAAAATTAATGGATGAGAATTATAAAGGATGGTCAATGTATGATTGGAAAAAAGGTCAAAAAGAACTATTTGATATGGCTCCAGAAGATGGATACGTATATCCTGAACCAGTTCCACCAGCACCTCCAGAAGGTGTATTAAGTATTAAATTGACACCTGCTCAAGGAAAAGCACATGGCGGAATGATGAATCATCCAGTTAGAATGTTAAAAGGTGGTATTTCTGAATTAGACTTAAGAGCAAAAGGAGGCTATATTCCTTATGGTGTTAAGGAAAAAGCCGATGATGTTCCTGCAATGTTAAGCAAAAATGAATTCGTATTTACTGCTGATGCTGTTAGAAATGCAGGTGGTGGTAATGTTAACAAAGGTGCTTTAAAGATGTATAAGTTAATGAAATCTTTAGAGAATAAAAAAATTAATAAAAAGAAGGTAAATTAAATGGCCGATACAACAACAACCTCGATAGCACGTCCAGCCCCGTATTTAGAAGCAGCTGGTCAAAATTTATTAGATATAACTACAGGTATAGCTGGTCAACCGATAGATACTTCAAAATTTGCTCCAACAATAGCTGGACAAAATATATTTTCACAACAGGCTCAACAACAAGCAGCAAATCAAGCTGGTTTTGGTGCATTAACTTTTGATCCAATAACAGGTGCAGCTACAGGTATTGGTCAAGGAACAGGGATTGCTGGATATCAACCATATTTAAATCAAGCTAATGCATATTCAGGACCTAATGCATATCAACAATTTATGTCTCCTTATCAACAGGATGTTATTAATACAACCTTACAACAATATGATATTCAAGCAGCTAAAGGATTACAGCCTATACAATCAGCTGCAATTCAAGCTGGTGCATTTGGTGGTGGTAGAGAAGGTGTTGAAAGAGCAAACTATCAATCTCAATCAGATTTAAATAGAGCAGCGCTTCAAGCACAATTATTAAATCAAGGTTATGGACAAGCACAACAATCAGCTAATACTGCGTTCACTCAACAACAAGGTCTTGCATCATTGCAACCTTCATTAGCACAATCTTCAATTCAACAATTAGGTGGAATAGGAACTACAAACCTTGCATACCAACAAGCAATCTTAGATGCTCAAAGACAAGCTGCACAAACTGCTGCTTACGAACCATATCAAAGAGCTCAGTTCTTACAAAACTCTATTGGTGCATTAACATCTGGATATCCTCAAAGTACTAGTACAACTGGTCCACAACCACCATCAGTTAGTCCGTTGTCCACGGCTCTTTCAGGTGCTGCTACGATTTATGGATTAGGAAGTTTATTTAATAAATAATATGTTTAATAAAATTTTAAAAAGACCAATGTTTAAAAGAGGTGGTCCAGCGGACCAAGGAACAGGGATCCTGTCTCATGTTGAACCTAGAAGAGTCCATCGTGCAATGGGTGGAAGAATGGGATATGCAGAAGGTATAGGACCAGTACCAACGGGTGGATTTCCACAAATTGAATATACACCTAGACCTCAAATTGGTTATACACCACCAGTAAATTCTACATTAGTAAATACAGCTGGAGATATTGAAGCAATGACTGGAACTGGAACAACAAACCTTTCTAATTATGAAAAAGGAGCGGAGTGGAGAAGAAATCTATTAAATAAAGCTAAATTTTCAAAATTTATTCCTAGAGCAACTGGTGTTGCTGAGACAGTTGGAGGAGCATTGGGATTAGGGGCATTAGGTCCTTCTGTTTTAGCAATAGCACCTTTTTATGGAATAGCTAATGCGGCTCCTTTAACTGGACAAGAAAAAATAAAACAAGATACTGCCAATAAATTGAATGAAGAATATTACGGAAAAGCAAGAAGAGATATGATGGCTGACGTAATGGCTGGAAGAAAATCAGAAGCCGTATCTCCTTATAAGTATATTGAAACTGCTGGTGGAAATACTCCTCCAGGAATAGATGATGTAGGTCAAGTTGGTGTAAAACCAGATTATTATCAAGCTAAAAATGTAACTCCTGACGCTGGATATATAGAACCCAAAGAAGATTTAGAAGCTGGTGAAATTGATCCTGAAACAGGTAAAAAGAAACCTATTACTAAAGAAGGAGCTGCTTCTAAACCAGATAAAACTGCAGTTATAAAAAAAGAAGCAGATTACATTCGTAGTTTAATTGATGATCCTGAAATGTCTAAGGCAGAAGTTGCTTTAATTATTGGTAAGGCTTTATCGACTCCAGGGCCTATTGCAAATAAAATTCAAGTAGCTTCTGATGAGGCTAGTAAACTAGCTAAAGATAGAAGCAAAACAAGTAGAGATATTACATTAAGAGCTTACGAGTATTACAAAGAATTAGAAAAAGCAGATATCGCTGCTGGTAAACCAACTGAACATCAAAAAATGGTTACCGATGCTGTAAACAATGAAATGGCTAATGCTAAAGTTATTGCTAAAAATTTAAAAGGTGAAGTGACCTATGATGGAAAAACTATTCCTGAAATTAAAAAAGATGTTTATGAAAAAATGAATATATTCAAAGAAGCTAGAGGACCAATGGAAACGATAATTAGTAATGCTATGAAAGAACTTATTCCAGATGCTGTTAATAAAATAGAAGAACTTGAAGCTAAAAGATTAGAAAAAGGTAAATTAAGCAAAGACGAAGAAAAAGAATTAGCTAAAAGAAAAAAAATGTTAAAACCATTCTCTAATGATCCTTTATTCTTACATTGGTATCCTAAAGGAAGTATTCCAGGATTAGCTGAAGGCGGAAGAGTAAACTATGCTATGGGAACACCAAATCCACAACAAAAAATTGCTAAACCTATTCAACAATCAAGACCTGCTAATGTTGAACAAACTGTAGTAACTCAAAATAATCAAGATGTTTCTTTAAAACCAGTTAATAAACTTGGGTACAATGAATTAAGAGAAAGACTTCCAAAAGAAATAACAGATGATATTGTTATGTTAATTTCAAAAAGTGATCAAGCTTTACAAGAATTTGCTTATATTAGAACTCAAAAAGATGTTAATGATTTTAATGTTAGATATGGTGTTAATTTACTATTACCAGCAACTCCAAATAGTTAGGTAATATTATGGCAAGTTTTGAACAACTATATGCCGCAACAAATGCAGCAGAATCTGAACCATCAGAACAAACTATACCTGTAAAACCAACTCCTGGAATCACAGACTATGCTCAAGATATAGTAAGAGCTCCTGTAAAAGGATTTAGTAAAGCTGTTCAAGGGTTAGTTACATTAGGTGCTCTTCCAGTAGATTATTTAGCTAATACAAATTTAATAGCAACTATAGATAATTACTTTGATAAATTTACACCTGAAACAAAAACAGGCGTTGGAGATTTAGGTGCAACATTAGTTCAATTTGGTCTTCCTTTGGGAGCAGTTACAAAATTAGCTGGAGGAATGAAATTTTTAAGTGGTATTACAGAAGCAAGAAAACTTTCTTCTATAACTTCATTAGGTGGTAAAACAGCAGAACTTGTACGAAGAGCTGGTTATTATGGAGCAATAGGTGGAATATCTGATTTTGTTGCTTCGGTTCCTGGAAGAGATACTACATTATCTGAAGGATTTGGTCTTACTGAAGAACCTACTGGCATAAGAGATATGACTGGTTCTGAAAGAGCAACTGAAACATTAAAAGAAAAATTAAAATTTGGGGCTGAGGGAACAGTGGTTGGTGGAGCTATTCCATTACTTCCTGTAGCAGGATCTCTTGGTTTTAATTATGGAATACTTCCAGCAGCTAAAGGAGTAGCTCTTGTAGGAGGGCCTGTATTAAAAGCTGTTAATTATACAGTTGTTAATCCATTATCTAAAATGATAGCTGGAGTTGAGACACCTGGTTTACTACCTAAATTAATTACAAAAAGTGGAGAACTTATAGAATCTGTTATAGAAAAAACAGGAATTCCAGCAAGAGAAGATTGGAAATTTAGTTCTTATAATGGAGACTTTGGAGATAAAATATTAAGGGGATTAGATACTCTTTTAAGTAAATTTTCATCTTCGGGTCCTTTACCACCAGCTATGAAAAATTTACAGGAACAAGCCAAAAGAGAAGTTCTTGCAAAAAGAGACACACTTATAAAAATAGCAGATGATGTTGATAGAACTTTATATGATTTAAATAATGATTTTAAAGTTAAACTTTATGATAATAAAGAATCAATGTTTGCTATTCAAATGGAGAAAAATAAAATATTTGATTATATAACTTCTAAAAATTATTTAGATCCTATTACTGGAATTAATCAAGCTGAAAAAGCATTTGCAGAAATTAATCCTTTAGTACAACCACAAGCTAAAAGATTAAAAAATATTTTAAAAGAAGCAAATGAAGAATATGGTTCTATTTTAAAGGAATCTAACCAAGATACTTATCAAGCTATTGGTAAATCAATAATTGCAGATGCAGATAATTATTTAAAACAAAGATTTGCTGCTTATGGAAATCGTAATTTTAAATTTGATCCTACTTTAAATGAAGAGGCTGTTAAAGTAATGAAAAATAATATTGAATCTAATCCGCAATTATCAAAGATCGTAGAAGATGCAGCTGGTACAGCAGATAAAAATTCAGCTGTTTTTCAAGCGGAATTAGAAAAACAAGCTAAATTAAAATTAGAAAATTTAAAAAAACAAGTTATTTATTCTGATCGTTCTCCGGAAGCTATTACTAATATGATAGCTAAAAATGTAGGAGTTAATCTTGAAAAAGGGATATTAAAACCAGATGAATTACTACCAGATGTTATTAGAAAATTATTTTCATCTCCAGAAGATTTTATAACTTCAGCAGGTAAAAAAATACCTGTTACTGATTATAGAGGAGCTTTAATAGATACCGTTACTCAACAATCAAAAGATATATATAAAAAATTATTTTTTGATTCCTTTGAAGAATTCGGATTAAAAAATAATTTAGTATTTAGGAATTTAGATGAAGCTGCAGCTAAAGGAAAAAGTATAATGAATTTATCAACATTACAACCAAGAGGACCAGAATATTTTTTTCAAGATAGTAATTTGTTTAAATATAAAGATCCTATATCCGGAATGGGTTATTATACAACACCAGAGATAGCTAATGCATTATTAGAATCAAAAGCAGGATTAGATAGATTATTTGATTTACCTTTTTATAAAAGTATTATGACAGTTAAATCAGGGGCTCAAATTGCTAAAACTATTTTTTCTCCAGTTACACAAGTTAGAAACTATACTACATCAGCATTTTTCCCATTAGCTAGTGGTTTAATTGGTGGAAGAGTTTCTCTTAAGGATTCTTGGAAAATAATTGCTGAAGATATTTTTAATAGTGCAAAAACAGACAAAGAAGGAATAGCTAATTACATTGAAGATGCAATTAAAAGAGGTGTTATTGATCAAAATATAGAAATTAATGAAGTAAGAAATATTCTTACAAGAGCAGGACAAGGTAAAGTTAATTTTGAAACTTTTATGAATACACCTTTAGTTAGAAGACTAACAGATATCTATCAAGGAAGTGATAACTATTGGAAAGTATATGCAGATAGATTTTATCAATCGGCTTTAAAACCAGCTATGAGAAATTTAGATGATGTAAAAGATTGGTATAAAACAGTAGCTAAAGAAGAATTTATTCCTAGAGATCCATATACAGGAATGGACAAAACTTTAGATCAAGCTGTAAAAGAAATATCTTCTTATTTAGTTACAAATACAATTCCAACTTATAGTAAAGTTCCACAAATAATTCAAAATATTAGACTTTTACCTTTGGGTAATTTCGTAGCGTTTCCAGCTGAAATATTAAGAACCAGTGCAAATTTATTATCGTTGGGTGCTAAAGAACTTACAAGTACTAATCCATTTGTAAGACAAATGGGGGCTAGAAGATTAATTGGTGCTGCAACAACATTTGGTGGGGTTGGAACTGTTGTTCAACAAACAGCACAAGCATTAACAGGAGTTAATGAAGATACTATGAATTCTTTTCAAAGATCTTTTGCTCCTAGATATGAAAAAAATGCAACTTTAATTCCATTAAGTGCTCCTGATTCAAAAGGTGATTTTAAATATACTAATTTTTCTTATTCAAATCCATACAGCTCAATATTACAACCTATTAATGCAGTGTTAAAAGCTTATGGTGATGGTGTTTTAAATAAAGATAGTGTTGATAACATTATAATGCATTCTTTATTTTATAATCCTGTTACAAAAAGACCAGGAGCATTTACAGAATTTTTTGCTCCTTTTATAGATGAATCTCTTGGAACTCAAAGAGCTTTAGATTTAGTAGTAAGAAATGGTGAAGATATAAATGGTAAAAAAATATTTTATCCTCAAGATAGTTTATCTACTAGGATATCAAAAGGATTAGGACATTTATTTGGAGCTTTGGAGCCAGGAGGTTATACTTCGGCTAAAAGAATTTATGAAGGAGCAACAGGTAAATTTACAGATGCAGGTACTATAAGAGATGCTACTGATGAAATGACTGCTTTAATGTCTGGAATTAGAATTTCAGAAGCTAAACCATTGTCTAGTATGCCATTTATTATAACTTCTTTTAATAGAGATAAACAAGATATAGGTGGTAAATTTTCATCCAAAGCTTATTCACCTTCTTCTTCTCAAGAAGAAAAAATTTCAGCATACAAAGATTTTATATTAGAATCATACAATGCTCAAAATAGAATTTACCAGGTTTTAAAAGACGCTCAAAGTTTAGGAATTAGTGATACTGATTTAAAAGAAATTTTAAATCAACGTATGACTAAAGGAGATGCAAGAAAATTATTAAATGGAGATTTTAAAGTTCCTAATTATAGTAATGATAGATTTAAAGCTTTAGTAAAAAGATTGAACGAAGAAAGTCCTATTGCTGGAGCTAAAATAGAATCTCAAATTGATAATGTAAAAGATATCTATAAAGATCTTCAAAGTGATTTAAGAGGATTTAGTCTTGGGACTGCGCAAGGTGATTTAGAAAATCGTATTGATAGAACATTAACTCCTTCTGTATCTAGAACCAGAGGATTTTATCCTTATGAAGGACCTGTTTCACCAGTACCACAAACACCAGCAAGACCATCTTTACCAACTGGTATTAATACGGGTGCTATAGTTAATCAACAAGCTGTGCAAGGTAATGCAGGACAACAAAATTTAGGAACTCAATATAATCTTTTATCTTCTGTAGATAAAATAAAAACTTTATTTGGAGGTAGGTAATGGAAGATCAAGGATTAGGATATTTATTAAATAATTTATTAGCTAAACAGCTTGGAGCTAGTTTACATACAGATCCTTTTAGTGGTTCTATGAATCCTATGGGTATGCTAAATACACCACAAGAACAAATATATGGACCTGTAGTTCCACCAGAACAAAAACAAATAGATCCTAGATTATTAAGTGGTGGTTTTGAAGAACAACCTAAAAAAAATGAAAATTCTATTCAATTAGGTAATTTAGGAATAAATCCTAGAGCTAATTATTCAACATCAGATATGTCTAGAGGAATATCAGGATTAAGAGATATGTTATACAATAGTGGTTATGGTGGAAATTTTAATTATAAATTTGGAGATAGTGGTTTTTCATTATTAGGAAATTATGGAAAATCTAGAAATAGTGAAGATTTACAATATAGAGACTATCCATCTAATAGCAATGTTAATTCATCAACTAATCGTGACTTTACTTTAAGATATGGTAAAGAGTTTGAACCAGGAGGAGGATTAAGTTCCTTATTTAGATAATTATGGCAAACGGAAAAGAACCAAAAACAACTGGAGAACATATAGTAGCTCTTTATGGGCATATCTCAGGCATTAAAAGAGATCTTAAACATCTTACAGAAGAGTCTTGCCGTAATCATTCTAAAATAGATAGAAGAGTTGAAAAATTAACTTGGTGGATCATTGGTGGACTAGGTTCAACGATAGCAATCATACTCACAATAGCTTTCAGAATTTTAAAATAAAGTATTGCATGTAGTTTTAAAAAACTATATGAGGCGTTTATGGAA